AGTCTAAGTAATTGCTTGTTAACAAATCTGAGATTGCTGGCATATCGCCACTGATAACGTCAGTTGTGCCATCAGAATCCCAACGTGCATCAGCAAACACAATACCATTCTGACTTGTGTGATCCATGTTGTCAATTGCTACCCACGTTTTACCATTGTAACGATATAAACTTGGATAGTTCATTAAATCGCCACTGTCTAACCATAAATCGCCCGGTACCAATGGTGTGCCATCGGTTTGACTTGAAGGAGCATCAGTTGGAGTAACAATAACGCCTAGCGGATCGGTGTTTGTTAAATTAAATCCACGTGCATCACTGGCTACGTTCTTGTAGCCTTTCCATCCGCTGTTGTTAATCATAATATCAACATCAACAGCATCACTATTATACCATAGTGTACCAGCCATTGGCGGGCTGTACGGAGGATTAGCTTCATATACGATTGTAGTAGTAATTGCGTTAAAGTTACCAATATTAACAGTTGCATTAACGTTTGAAGAAGTAGTAAATCCGCTACCTTGACCTGGCGCAAATCCAGCATTAACTAACAAACTAGAAGTTTCTCTGACAGATAAAACAATCTGACCGCCGGTTTGATGAGTAATACTAATGGTACCATTTGAGTTTAAACTTGCCGAAACATAAGGTATACCAGCTGCTAAGATAGCACTAACAAATGCTGATGCGTCTGTGCCTTGTAATGTTGCTACCGCAGGAGTTGTTGCTAAAGTTCCGGGTTGGGAAGCAGTTATACCAAATGTATTACCAATTGAACCAATTGTATTTTGTGGTGTCCCGCTAGTACCAACCGCTAGAGTAGCTGCAATTTGCTCATCGAAGCGTAATAAGTTATATGCAGCATCTCTGTTAAATGATGCAATGATTTGACCGTGTGCAATATTAACGCCGCCACCTGACGGATCTAGCCCGTAAATTGCTGCAGGGAAATTTTGATACATTGGTACGGTTTGCACTTGCCATTCGGATAAGTTGGAGTTATATACTTTAATCACTGGATTAAAGCCACCACCAATTGCCGATGTTTTCCACCACACGGAACCAGCTGGGTATTTATCCCATGATTGACCCAATGAATTAACTGGGTCAGCTGCGTATGAGCCGTAGAATAGTATTGGATTAAAATATGTTCCTGTAGAACCAGCAACAACTGTTGCTTTTGTAAGATCAATGCCGGCTTTTGCAATTGGTGTATTTGTACCATCAATGATACTTACTTTGCCATCTGTATTGGTGCCGTTACTCTTTGCTGTTGCGTCGACAAAAATTTGTAATAAACCAGAAGTCGATACGGATGCTTTAACACCAGTAAGGTTAGCTGTATTATTAATTGCTGTTGCAAATTGAGCTAGTGCTGTTGTTGAACTTGCTGTAAAGCTAACATTCTTATTATTAATATTACATGTATAAGTTGTACTAACTACAAATGAAGCTGGATTTACTGCTGTACCAACTACAGTAGGGAAACTTGCTTGCCAGTCTGGACCGCCGACTTGTACCCAAGAATTTGATGCTACAGCACCGGTGTAAGAGTTTGGACCTTTTTTGTAGAACAAACGAATAAACTTAACTGGAGTGCTATCTGCGTTTACAAAAACTAAAGCATAGTCGCCAATTTTACCAACTGAACTTAATGGAGTTGGTACGGAACTTAGTGATGGGGCAAAACTTGTGTCGCTGTATACTTGACTAGCTTCAGTAATGATCAAAGGAGTAACTGGAGTGTATGTATTGGTAATAGGGTTCCAAGTATTAATGCCCCAGTTTGTATTGGCTGTATCTAACCAAATTGTACCGTTAGCAGGCTCGCCTAATGGGCGTACTGTTGTACCTTTTAATTCAGCTAAGTCAATGTCTGCACGAATAGCAAAAAGTTGATTAGTTAAGCCCAATGCTGAGTACGCAGCCATTAAACCATATTCGTTAGTTTCGTCACCGTTTACTGGTGTACCGGACGCACTAACTTGGAAAATTGGTGTGCCCATTTGTGTAACTAAATCACGCTGACTACTAAATGATAATAATTTGCCAGCTTTAGCTTTGCTTGTACCTGTAGCCATTGCGCCGTTATGCATCTTGTCTTGCGCTGTTGCTAAAACTACTAGTGGTACAGAACCAATATTACTGTTTACATATTGACTCTGGTCGTTTACGGAAATCGAAATTCCTGGGGATACTAGTGCCATGGTTATATTCCTTTATATTACATGTTATAGTTATTTATAATAAAGGTATATTTTTGGTTGGTTACAGGAGCCTTTGCAAAGGTTTAGCTATAAATAATCGTATGTTAGAACGTAATTTGTGCCCTACTTGCCGCAATAATCCTGTAGCTGTGAACTATATACACGAAGGTGTTACACACTATCGCAATAGTTGCTCTGCTTGTATTAGAAAAGGTCGTAAACTAAAGAAAGAGCCGCCGGCATGGCAACGTAGTGGGTATAAGAAAAAACCCGCTTGCGAAAAGTGCGGGTTTAAATTTAAACTACCAGAACAAAGTAATGTGTTCCACGTTGATAGTAATTTGAAGAATAATAACGATTTTAATCTTAAAACAATTTGTTTAAATTGCACTCAAGAGATTTATAAAAATCGTATGCCTTGGAAGCCTGCACCTATTGTACCAGACTTTTAACTTGAGCATATAATTCTTCAATACTACCATTATTATCAATTATAGCATCAAACTCTGTCCCCACCCACGCTGTTTCTGATACGTGTACATCGGGATAAGCTGTTTTCATATGATTAAATCCGCCAAGATTTGACTCTACTGCAAGGTCATACCACTCGGGCAATGCACCACGTTTAACCCATATTACACGGCCACCAGCTTGTTTAATTGATTTAATTTCGTTAGGAAAGCGACAGTCGCTAATAACAATGTTATCTTTACTTGCACGAAGTTTATTTTCTACACTAGCAATCCAAATATCGTAGTGGAAATTCTTACGACATACTTCTGTGCCCCAAAGCTGCAATACTAGACGTGGGGTTAAATTTGGCATATTCAAACGTTCTGCCCACCACGGATCTACTTGTTCACGCCATTCACGGGCTTGTTTTGTACGACCTTCTAGCAACTCTCTATCCCAATTAAACACCGCCGAGACCGCATCTTTAAGTGTGGCTGCAAAACTGTCTCGTCTAAATTCGTTAAAGTTAACTAAGTAGTCAGCGATAGTGTCTTTACCGCTACCAATAAAACCGCATACGCCAATAATCATAAAAAAGCCCTCTGTTATAAGGGCTATTTTTACATATTTTAGTTGGTTTGTCAACTATCCCATCAACCAGGTTAGTGGTTGTGATCCATCGACATACATTTTGAGTTCTTCTTCTAGCTTTTCCATTTCGGCTTGTGCTTCATTCTTTAGTGCATCACCATTTAAGCTAGTGCCGCCTTGTGGGCCAGCGATTTGAGCAAACTTACTACGTGCTTCACCTAAGATGCGTTTAGCAAAACTGTAAGCATACTCTTGTATCCACGGAAACGCCTGTGGATCATTAAAAATCATTGCATCCGGTTTAGTATTAAAGATCCATAGCAGTACAGATTCCTGTTGTTCGATGGGAGGATTAGCACCTTGGTAAGGCATCTTACGAACTACTGTTAATTTTTTAGTAACAGGATTAAATGTAAAATTCATAAACCCGCCAAACATCTTCATAGCTAGCTTTTGATAGTCTACAAATAATTCATAGTTAGTTAATCCACCAACACGACCCGCTACTAGCATATAAGTGTTTAAGTAACCAGAACTAAATGGCTCAAATTGACTAGCTGTTGTTCCTGTTACGCTACCAATACCGCGACGGAAAATTTGACGTACTTGTGTAACTTCTTTCGGTAGTATATATTCTTGCGTTTCTGGAAGTAGGGTTAAACTTGCATAACTTTCTTCTGTGGAGTTTTGTGCTTTTTGACGATATTTGATTAGGGCTTGATTAATAGACATTTCGTAGTGTTCTTTATCAAGTTCTACGTCTACAATACCATCACCCAAACGCATACGGATGTAATCGGTAATACTAGCTCGCATACTATCGTTAGTATTGCCGTACTCCCAATTTGGGTCTACTACACCAGGATTACTTACTGTGGGGTTACCGTCAAAGGCAATGTGTGCTCCACTTTGTGTGCCCGTTGCTGGGTTAAAAAGCGAGCGAGCTGTAAAGTTATTTTTTGCATCGTAACCTGTGTCTGCGGTTACATTACCGGTAAATGGTGTACTCATGTATTACTCCGTTATACAGTATTTATTACTGTACACGAAGTAGTATGGTTTCTGCGTTGATGCGGCCGTTAAGTTTGGTTTCTGTAGCTTTAATATCTTCTAAAAATTTACGTAATTGTACCTTAGTAGCTTTGGCAAACTCTTTGAGTTTTTCGTCGGGTTTACGAAGCGTTTTTGTTACAGATTTGAACGGATCAAAGCCAGTAATACTACTTCCTTTGACGTTTAACGGTCCTTGGACGCTGTCTGCTAGATACTTGCCTAGCTTACGTGTTTTACTATTATACACCCATAGCTCTTGGGCACCAATGATATCTGCTGGTGGAATACTTACTAAACGTAGAGTTTTATCTTCTCGAGCATATTTGAGTTTGCTAACTACTTTTTCCTTGCTTACCGATTTAGGAGCACGTACTTTTTTAGTAGCTTTCTTAACTCCACGATACTGAATAATATCGTTTAGTATTTGATCAATGAAAGCAAAGATGCGTTTGAAGTCTGCGGCTTTGTAGTGACTGTAGCCTTCAACTAATTGCTCATCTTGTTTTTCGTAAGCAGCTCGCAATTCATCAAAACGTTTCTGAAACAGTTCTTCGTACTTGCTTAATTGAGACTGAGGGACATTACTAGCCACAAGAAAGTCGTAAGACTTAAAGTTATATTTAGGATTGTTAATAAATTCATCATAGTGTCCTTCAAGTTCTCCAATTGTTTCTGAGGTTTTTTCATTCATACGATCTTGAATAGTAGGAACGTATGCTCGGGGTTTTTCTTCTACTACAACTTCAACTACTTCTTCTGCTGACTTGCTGTTGATGCTTTCTAGGATGTTAGCATCAATGAATTCAATGTGGCGTTCTTGTAAGGGCATTCCTTGGCGGTGTGCCATAATAAGTCCGCAAGTGGTCATACTAACTGTACGATCGCCGGCACGTTCAAATGCCCGAATTTCGTCTGCGGTAAAGTCCTTAACTTCCTTCATCCAAGCAACCACGTGCTTTTTTAAATCTTTTTGTGTGTAAAAATAATTATAGTAGTTCAAACTCTTACGCATAAAATGATCAAACTCTTCAAACGGCATTGCCTTAGCACGTTCGGTATCCCACTTGGGTTCGTCGCCTGTATACTTTTCGTCAAGCATTGCACTAGTACGTGGTGCTACTTTTCTTGTTTTACTTGGTTTGCCGTTAATTTTAATATTAGCCATTGCGTTCTCTCACTAAAGGTTTGTAGGCATACTTATTGCCACGTGCATCATATAGTGCATGATGTTCTTTATGACCAAAGGCGTCAACCTCTGCCCAATAATATTCTAATGCCATTATATCCAAATCGCCGTAAATGTTTAGACCTTTGACGTTTTGAACTAACTCCTCTTCGGGTAATAATGATAACAGTTTTACTAACAGTTGCCAATCTCCCAAATAATCTATAGCAATTACTACTTCATCATTATAAAACTTTAACCATTCATTAAGCCGTCGTGCAATTTCAAAGTAATTGCCCACAATACGATTTTTGGGTTCGCCTAATAATGGTATTACCACTTGTTGAA